AAAAACTTCGGTGGTTTTAGGCGGTGCGCCTAGGTTTACACCCTAAACTTAACCTAATTGCTAAGTCACTTTGGCAGTTTAAGACTTTCCAAAACTAAACTGTCATTTTTTAACTAGAAGGAGCATAACTATATGAAAAAACATTATCAATTTTATTTAACACCGGAAGAAATCGTAGAAAGAGGATATTTATATGTCGCGTACGGCTCTAACCTTGATTTAGACCAAATGGCATTTAGAACTCCTACCGCGCAACCTATTGATACTATAGAACTACCTAATTGGCAGTTAGAATTTAGAGGTGTAGCAGATATTATTCCTAAAGACGGCGCTAGCGTACCTTTGGGTGTGTTTGAAATGCCTACAGCAGAAGATTGGGAGGCACTACATACCTATGAGGGTACTCGCCCTACTAGCGCTCTGTATTACCTAACTGAGATTGAAACTGAGTTTGGTACGGCACTTACCTACACCATGAGCGGAGGTAGAACGATATCGACACCTAGTGACCACTACTACAACACGATTGAGCGTGGTTATCAGCACTTTGGTATGGATTTAAAGCCACTAGAGCAAGCTAGAGAGCGCTCTCGCACCCACACACCTAAAAACACGTGGTACTCGCGTTACTTAAGTGGTAACAAAACGTACAGAAAAGCTTATTCACTATAAAAGGAGTATTAACCATGGCAAAAAACACACAGCAAATACATCACTTAGTATTGTATCAAGAGGACTTTATATCGGACAATATTTGGCGTCAAGTATGTGACTCACTAAATGTGAATCCCGACGAGGGCGATGCTATAACAGTATATTGGGACGTTCCCGCTACTATTAAACATGGCGAGGAGGGGTAATGCAGTATACATTTCATGTAGATTGGTACTCAACTGAGGTTACCGTAGAGGCTGATTCATATGATGAGGCTCTCTCTAAGGCTGATGTAGAGGTTAAGAATGACCATGCCCGATACTTTGATGGTAATTTTGAACTTAATGATAAAGAGGTGTCTGATGTCTAATTACAGAGTAACTGAAACAAGGAACTACGAGGTAGGCTTAAGTTTAGATGGTACCCGTGGGTATTTCGAGCATCGTGCAGTAGGCGAGGACTTGGGTGGCGAGTTGCTATTTAAGGATGGCGCGTTAATAGATTATGATGGGGTATTTTCCCTTCCCCGTGAGATAGCTGTCGAATTAAAGGACAGAGGTGTGGATGTATCTTATGTAGCGGATGAATATAAGGAGGAACTATGAAAACAGTACTACTATCAATGAGTATGGGCGTAGCCGTAGAGGTACCTAATGATTTTGACGAGGATACTTTGTTGGATGATTGGGATACAACTGACGATGGGCAGATTATATTCCACAATGGTCGATTTAAGTCTTATGAGAACGAGTTGGTTGAGGGTTTTGTAGCGGACACGGAGGACAACTAATGATTTTATTACCCCATGTGTGTATTTACTGTAGAATAGGACAGCGTTATGGTTGAATATACAGACGCAGAAATAGAATACATCACAGAGACGTCGGAGACGTTGCAAGGGTTTGTCCTTGGCGCGGAAGAGGTGTTGTCCGATATGGATTATGACAGCGCTTTTAAGTTTGTCCTAGGTGTTACTCAGACCGCACAAGAACATATCTCCACTATACTTAATGATGTGGCGCACGGCAAGGGGTCAGACGAGCAACTACGGCTAGTAGTAACTCACTTGGCTCCCGCTTGTTTACTATTTACACAGACGATTTACTCAGCAATTGACGCTAACGTATTGATAGACCGGTCTAAGTTTATCGATGCATTGACAGAACGTGCCACTAAAACAGCAGAAATGGCACTTAACCAACTTGAGGGGAGTAAGCATGCTCATTAACAAAGACAAAGCGCAACTAATATTTACGGAAAGAGAGGGACGGGAATCTTTTAAGGCACCATTTAAAGATGTCTCTAATTTAGCACTAGCTATATACTCTCAGCTTAGGGAGAAACCCGAGCATGAGTTTATGTTGATGTATTACCGTAACGATGCGCATGTTATGTTGATGGACTTAGAAGAGAACTTTACCAAGCGGTTTGCAGATGCGGTTGAAACCATTGAACATTATTCTTGTCAGAATAAAGACGTAGAGAAAGAATACTGCACTGTAGGTATCTATTCAATTGAGGGCTCTAAGGGTATGCTTAAGTATTGGATACTGCACGATTTAAAGTATATGCAAGAAGAATTAGAGAAGGAAGATGGCGTTGGATAACACATATAAGAACCAATCGTTTTGCGAAGGTGTGGAGTGTCTTGAGACCTCGTGCATGCATCATCAGAATAATATAGATGTAATTGACTACGAGAAATCGGGCAAGTGCTTGATTATTAAAGACTATCGTAAGGACTGTGGGGAATATACCCCGCCCGTATTTGATATACATACGGTGTTTTATAATATGTACGAATGTGAGGACTGTGAGTATTATCACTATGAGCCTCATTTAGATGATGAACCTAGGGGGAGTAGTTGTCGCTTGATAATGGACGAGGGAGACGAGAAAGAGTGTCCCGAGTATTTTGAATATTAAGGAGATTGATGTGCCCGTTTATGTAGACCTAGTAAAAGAGAAATTTGGAAAATTGACCGTTGTAAGCCGTGCGCCTTCTCGTAAAGAGGATAGACGCGCTATGTGGAACTGTGAATGTTCTTGCGGTAATAAGCACGTTGTATCGACTGCTGATTTAAGGGGCGGTAGAGTACGCTCTTGTGGGTGTCTGATACTTGAACGTGACGATAAGGGTCGTGTAATGCACAAAAAAGTTTAAAAAAAATTTCCCTAAGTGTTTAATTAGGGTATATTTAAAGCTTGTTTATTACTTTTATAGGAGTATAAGCAAAGTTGACGGGTAGCCTCCGATATAGGTAGTACAAGGGTTTTGTAAGTTTTTACGTTTTCCCTTTCATCACTTCTCGGCTTGGGGTGTGTATGCATAAGCCACGTGTAGTTGGTTATTTATTATCAATTATCCGCGCAACGCCTCTTGCGTGCACAACAGAGGCAATTTTAAATAAACTATAGAAGGAGAATAAGATGTGGTACGGTATTGATGTGATAGAAGTGTTTTTGGGCTGTTTAATGATAGTATATGGAATTATGCTAGTTTGGATGGTTGATTTTAACGATAAAGTTGTAAATAAAGATGAGGATAAGTGAAGACGTACTAGAAAAACTCACTTCTTTGCAGAAGGCAGAGCGCGTGATGCTTAAGAACCTTAAAGAGGCATTTATTAAGAAAACTAGAAGGAAAATAAAGAATGATAAATTATAAATTCAATGAAGATAGTGTTATGGGCAACTTGAGTAGTTATATTGATGCTACATATACCCAGCACTATACAAATACTAACAACAATGTGCAGGCATTAGATGTCTACCAAGCGCGCGGAACGCTCACTAATACGGCGATTGATAACGCAATCAAGTATCTTATGCGCTATGGTAAGAAAGACGGCTTAAATCAAAAGGATTTGCTTAAGGCGATGCATTATATTGTCATTGCTATGGGTAATGAGGAGCTTATTGAGGATGCAATCATTGCATACGAGCCGGAGCTTATTCACGCCGAGGTTGAGATACTTCACGGCACACAGTTTAACCTACTCACTACCTTTACAGACGGCACGCAACGCCGTTATAAGATGAATGCAGTATTGCAGAAACCCCGAAACAAGTATTTGTGGGACGGAGATTTTGAGGGTACTTTTAGTTGGTCTCCTTTTCTAGTACAATGGGATGATTATTGGCTAGACTACACAGCAGACGAGCTGTACTCCTTGGGGGAGAAATATGAATATGAACCAAGATGACGCGTGGGAAGAGTTTTGGGAACGCGTTGAACGAAACCAGAAGAAGTAACTATAAATAACGCTACTTAGAACTAGGGTAGCGCGTACAATTTAAGGAGATTTATGCTAGTATGGAAAGATGGCATTAAGGAAAAACCGCCTGCTAAACAAGGTAGGTTAGATATGTCCGTACCATTGCCCGAGGATTTAGAGGACTATGAACATCCAACATTACCAAAGATACCGCAAGGTGTCCCATTTGCCTTTGATACAGAAACTACGGGTTTATCCCCTCATGATAATGACCATATTGTTGGGTATTCCGTTAGTATTCTTGGCGGGGATAGTTTTTATGTTGCTTTTCGTCACGATGGGGACGATAGCAATATGGATGAGCAGGTAGCTCTTGACTATTTAAAGTACATTATGGAGTTGCCGAACCCGAAGGTTATGGCGAACGCTAATTTTGATTTACGTTTTGTGATGGCTGAGGGTATCGTACCTAAGGCTCCATTTTATGACGTGCTACTACAAGAGCGCTGTATTAATGAGTATCGTTCTAGTTACTCTCTAGACGCACTTGGCGAGCTTTATACCGGCGACGGTAAGGAAGAAGACCTACTCTATGAGTGGTGTCATCAGACCTTTGGCGGTAAGAAAGGCAGAGCTCAAGCAGGCAACATTTGGCGCGCACCTATTAAATTAGTAGAGCCGTACGCTCGTGTGGATGCCGAACTTACTCTTAAGATATATAACGAACAAGCACCACTCATTAAGCAGTTGGGTGTCGAGGAAGTTGTACAACTTGAAAACGACCTAATTGAGCCTATTTTACATATGACTTGGCGCGGGATTCGTATGGATGAGCCTAAGTTACGTGACCTTGGCGAGCAACTAGTTAAAGAAAGTAAGCAGTTAGATAAAAGCTTGACTGATTTAGTAGGACGTAAGGTAAATGTTAACGCAGGCAGAGATATACAACGTGCGTTTGATGAGCTTGGCGTGTCTTATCCTACTACAGAAAAAGGCAACCCATCATTTACAGCTGACTTTTTAAACAATTGTGAGGAACCAATTGCAAAAGCAGTTAGCGCGTGTCGCAAGAACAAGAAACTAATGAACTCATTTATTGAGGGCGCTTACAAGAAGTACGTCGTAGGTGGTCGCTTATATGCGGGATTCAATCAGATAGGTGCAGTTACTGGGCGTATGTGTGTCCATGGAGACACTTTGTTAGATACATCTAGGGGTGTTTTTAAGATAAGGGATTACATCCCTAACGGTACAGATACAATACTTACGCACAGAGGTAGACAGCAACGTATTCTACGGAAGTATGTTAAGGGGCATGATATAATGTACAAGGTGACCCTAGAAGACGGTAGCTGTATCACATGCACCAAGGCACATAGAATATACACACCTTCGGGCTGGAGTCATTTGGTTGATTTAGAGCAAGGAGATAGTATACATGTCAGTAGCAAAGATATACAAGGAAGACAAACACCTACAAAAAAGAGTAGCCGAGTACTACTTACAGATAAGCAAACCCACTACGAAAGAGACAGCAGAGCATTTCAATACGACAGTACAGAACATACAGTACGCTCTACGGAGTTTTCTACCGAAGGATGTGAAGGACTTCGAGGAGGGATTACGCACCTCCCGTCAAAAGCAGTTGAACAATCCTATGAAGGGGAAGTTTGGCAAAGCCCATCACAACTACAAAGGGGATTGTGCGGATGGCAAAGGGTATATAACGGTCGCGAAACCGCAGTGGTTTACGGGTCACAAAGGCAACAGAGTTTTCAAGCACCATGTAGTGATATGCGAAGCACTTGGACTGACGGAAATACCGCGAGGGTGGCATATACACCACATAGACGAGAACAAGACCAACAACTCACTAGAGAACTTAGCCTTGTTAACCGTAAAGGCTCACAATCGAATACATGGGGCACGTCCCGAATTAAGTCAATTGAAAGGGTGGGAAAGGTACGAGTATATGATATCGAAGTCGAAGGAGACCATAGCTACTTAGCAGGAGGTATGTTCCACCATAACTCGTCTTCGCGCCCAAACCTTCAGCAAACCCCTCGTGATGAGCGTTTTAGAGAACTATTTATAGCAGATGAAGGCGAAACTTTAGTGGGTATTGATTACTCACAGATTGAGCCTCGCTTAGCTCTGCATTACTGTTCTGGCGAGACAGCGGATGATTTAAAGTCGAGGTTTAACCAGACACCAGAATCGGACTTTTACGCAATTCTGATGACAAGCGCTCCAGATGTAGAACGTCAGACTATGAAGATGGTCTTACTGGCTCAATTGTACGGGCAGGGAGAGGCATCTCTTGCACTTAAATTAGGAGATGCGGTTACGGGTAAACGTATCCTAAACGGATTTAACTCCAACTTCCCGTTTTTCAGAGCTCTCGCAACGCAGGTAGCCGGTACTGCTCGCTCTCGTAAGTACATTAAGACAGTTGGCGGGCGTCGCTGTAACTACCAAGGCGCAGACTCAACTACTATTCATAAATCTCCAAATCGCTTGATACAAGGGGGCGCGGCGGATATTATGAAGAAGGCTATAGTTGATTTATGGAAGAGTGGGTGGTGCGCAGAAGATAAATTAGGAGCACCTATTGCGGTAGTACATGATGAATTAATCTTCTCCACCAAGCTGGCGGGTGACGATTTAAAGTCGGCGCTTAGAGGTCTGGAAGAGACAATGGTAAGTGCATACCCTTTGACATGTCCACTACATGCAGAGAGTAATACGGGAAGCAGTTGGTGGGACATTCATTAAGGGGGAGATATGTCAAGACAAGCAAGAGTTTATAAGTTATCGGACGGTAGCAACCTTACAGCAGAAGAACTAGCCGATAAAGTAGGGTGTACACTATCAACAGCAAGGTGTCGCTTGGCGCGCACCGCTGATGTAGGTAAGCTATTTAAGGCGCCCGTGCTACGAGGTAAGGCGCGTAAAGGAGTGTACAAGATATATACCTTAGAAGATGGCAGTGAGTGGACAGCTCCCGAGGTAGCAGAGCATGTAGGGTGTAGTTTGGAGAGCGCTAGGCACCGCTTATGTACTGACACTACTGTTGAAAGGGTGTTTAGGGACATTGGGGTCTCTGTACCTAGAGAAAGAAAACAAGAGACTTTGTATAAAGACAGAATGTATTGCGATACATTAGGTCATTGGAAATTAATTAACGCTTTTACCTAGGAGATATTATGAGAGAACAACATAAACACGCAGAAATAATCCACGCTTGGGCTGAAGGTTACACTGTACAGAAGAAACACAAACTGTGCTGTGATAAGAAGTACGCCAAGTGGGTAGACTGCGACTCAACACCTTTGTGGTTCGAAGATGAGGAGTACAGAATTAAACCAATTAACTGTGAGGATACGCCCTATGCTTAACTCTGATTTTGAAGATGTAAAGGACGAAGTAACCGAGCGAATGCACGAACTTCGAGAAGCGGTGGACAAGATTGATATCGATTATGAGGCTAAGAAGTACTTATTCACTCAAGTTAAGGAAGTACAGCTCAGTATGTATGAGAAGCTAGACTGTCTATCTAAGTGCATTAGGCGCATGGATGGGCTAATACTAACCTCAGAGCTATTGTCGGATAAGTACGGGAATGAGTGAATCATCATTTGCACGCGCGTTACGTGACGGTGTTCGTAAGAAAGCTAAAGAGATGGGGTATAAAGTAGCGTGGACTCGCTTGGAGTGTTCACTTGCAGGTATACCTGATGTGGTCTGCTCTATTAACGACACACATCATTTTATTGAATTAAAGTGTGTGCCTAGCTTTCCTAAACGTGAGAATACACCTATTAGATTACCTCACTTTACATCAGACCAAAAGTGGTGGTTGAAGCAACACGGAGAAGCAGGTAAGTACTGCTATGTGTTTGTTAAAGTAGAAAAAGAATATTATTTATTTCGTTGGGGCAACGTAAGTGGTCTAGGCGAGTGGAACAAGAAAGAGATGCACGAGAACTGTGATTTCTACGCGAAAGGGCGTATGGATTACGAAGGATTTATAAAGGAGATTGTAGATGGGTGATTTTAAGTTTAAAACCAAGCCGTACGCTCACCAAGAGCAGGCATTCAATATGATGAAGGACAAAGAGTACTTTGCGTTGATTGCAGACATGGGTACGGGTAAGTCTAAGATGCTATTAGACAACGCGTGTTACTTATACAACCGAGGTAAGATTGATGCTATTCTGGTACTGGCGCCAAGTGGTGTTCACCAGAACTGGGTTATCAACGAGATACCTACACATCTAGCACTCCCTACTCACATGTACGCCTCATCAGCATGGAACTCAGCTATGCGTAAAGAAGACCGTGATTCTCTGGCTGCAGTGGTCGATTTAAAGTTAGGTTTGCGTATTGTATGTATGAACGTAGAGGCTCTGATTACCAAGAAGGGAGCTACCTTCGTTGAGAAGTACCTTCGTATGTTTCGTACGATGCTGATACTGGACGAGTCACAGAAGTTTAAGACACCTCAAGCGAAGCGAACTAAAGCCGTTTTAAAGCTGGGTAAGCTGGCGCCCTACAAGAGAATCTCTACAGGTACGCCGATTACTAACTCCCCGCTTGATGCGTATAGTCAGTTTGCGTTCCTAGACAAGTATATCTTAGGATTTCAATCATTTGTCGCGTTTCGCTCGCACTTTGCCATCTTAGAGAAGAAGATTAACCATACACAACAGCGTCAGTACACGCAGGTAATAGGATTTCGTAATTTAGATGAGCTACAAGAGCTGATTAAGCCTCACTCGTATCGCGTGACTAAAGAGGAGTGTCTAGACCTGCCAGACAAGATTTATGAGACTGTGTACTTTGACCTATCTCCAGAGCAGAAGCGTCTATATAAAGTGATTAAAGAAGAGGTGATGCTAGAGCTCGGAGAAGGGCGTGTAACGGCACAATTAGCTATCACTAAGCTACTTAGGTTATCTCAGCTTATTTCGGGCTATATGACTACTGAGGATGGCGATGTGATAGAGGTTAAGGGTGGTGACGTAAAGCTAAAGCTCCTTAAGGACATGCTTGAAGATAATGATGAGAAAACTATCATATGGTGTCGCTTTATCCATGAGATACACCAGATTACAGAGATGTTAGGAGATGAGTGTGTCGCGTATTACGGAGCGACTGAAGCTGACGACCGTACTAATAATGTATACGCGTTTCAGAACGACCCTAAGGTAAAATACTTCGTTGCAAATAAGACCGCCTCCACGGGACTTACTTTAACAAGTGCATCGAACGTCATCTATTACTCGAACTCATACAGCCTCGAAGACCGCCTTCAAAGCGAAGACCGAGCTATGCGTATCGGTCAGAAGAATAATGTCGTATATCGTGACCTAGTGGCGCGTGGTACGGTAGATGAGTCTATTATCAAGGCGCTGAAGAGCAAGCAGAGTATTGCTGAGACTATACTTAAAGATATCGAAGGTTTTATTTCATAAAAAGTTACCCTAAGTGTTTAATTAGGGTATACTACGAATCAGAACTAAAGAATTTCATAAACAATATAAAGGGATAAAATGGAAGATAAGAAGGAAGGCGTTGTGTACGTCTGTCAACAGCCGTTTAGGTTTGTAGACTTAAGTGATGCATTAAGATATGGAAGACTACAGTACCTATTACCTCCAGGGGATATCACAGCTGGTACAGCTCCTGTAATTAGGCAACTTAAAAACGATTTAAAGGATTATTCAGATGACGACTACATCCTTGCAATGGGCGCTCCTGCGGCGATTGCTATGGTTGGTGCGATTGCATCTAGAGTAAACCACGGTAAGATTAAAGTACTTACGTGGGACAAAAAAGATAATCGCTACTATGCGATTGATATTGAAATATAAGAAGGAGAATAAAATGAGCGATACATTAACAAGTATGTTCGAGGCAGATGTACCTAAGCAAGAAAGTGTTGAAAAGGTACAGATTGATAAAATTTCAGAGATAGCTGATGCTCAAGTGTCAAAAAAAGCAGAGCTAGCTCAATTAGAGGACGATGTAAAGCGTGCGAAGAAGGAATATATTCAGCTCTCGCAGATTGACTTACCCGAGGCTATGCAAGAGGTGGGTATGCAGTCATTTACGCTGTCAGACGGGTCGTCTATTAGTGTTAAAGACCAAATGAGAGCATCTTTGCCTAAGAAAAACAAGGCAGAAGTAGCTAATTGGTTAAAAGAACATGGCGCAGGTAGCTTGATTAAAGATACCGTAGTAATTGAGTTTCAAAAGGGAGATAACTCACGTGCCGAAGAACTAGTCGATTTATTAATCGATAACGGTTTTAGCAACTTCTATGAAGATATTAATATCAACACAGGGTCGCTAAAAGCACTCGCCAAGGAACGCTTGGCGCAAGGGGAGGATGTTCCTCTAGAGCTCATGGGCATTTTTATGTACCAAGAGTCAATCATCAAATAAAAAGTAAAAATAACAATATAGGAGAAAAGAATGGCTAATACAAAATTAACCAAGAAAGAGCAAGAAGAGCAACAATTAGCAATCATCGGCTCATTTGAGCAAGATGCAGGCTTAGGAGCTGAAAACATTGAAGCCGCCGACCAAGCGATGCCGTTTGTACGACCTCTACAGAAGATGTCGCCACAAGTGGATGAAGATAATCCTGCATATGTGCAGGGTGCTAAAGCGGGTATGTTCTACAATACTGCAACTGAAAAACTATACGAAGAAATGACGTTTCTTCCGGTTTACTATGAGCGTTGCTATATTGAATGGCAACCTAGAGAGCAAGGTGGTGGTTTCTTAGGTAAATTAACCCCAACTGAGGCTAAGGCTCGTGGTATTACTCGTGGCGAAGACGGTAAAGACTACTTCGACAATGGTAACCAAGCCGCCGACACAAGAGAGTTAACTGTACTTATCATTAATGATGATGGTACTTACGACCCTGCTGTTGTATCTATGGCGTCTAGTCAAGTTAAAGCATCACGTAAGTTGATGACTCAGTTAAATGCAGTACGTGTTAGTGGTGCTAATGGTATGTTCGCTCCGCCTATGTTCGCAAACCAAGTGAAATTAAACTCTACTTCTGAGTCTAATGAACACGGTACGTGGAAAGGTATTGCCTTTACGTTAGATGGCTTTGTGGCTGACCAAGATGCATATGCTACGGCTAAGGGTCTTTATGATGCTGTAAAAGGTGGCTCTAAGAGCGCTAATTACAACGAAAGTGAAGATGCAGTTGTTGCAGATGTTTCTGAACAAGGCGACTCAATCCCATTCTAACGCACCTCGCCCACTTCGGTGGGCGTTTTTATAAGGAGTAAATATGACCAATGAAGAAGCTGAGAAGCTACTACAAAATGTCGATATAAAGTTAAGTGAGAGGGCTGGTAAAACATCAGACCAATCGAACCTTCGTATGGCTTATATGTATGGGGCATTGCGTGAAGCGTGTTGGATGCATATGACAGGCGAAGAAAGTCTAGAAGATATCCTAAGGAGGGCGTAATGGACTATGATAATAATTTGACGGGTGTTTTGTTTCGAAATAAAGAACTTAAAACCGACCGTTCACCTCTGTATTCTGGCTCTTGTGAGATAGATAATACGGAGTATTGGATTTCTGCTTGGATTAAAACAAGTAAGAAAGGCGATAAATTCATGTCACTTGCCTTTACAGCAAAGGAAGAGAACAGACAGACTATCGACGATTATCGCAGTAAGACCGGCTCTAAGATAGGGTTGGAAGACGACGATGAACAAGTACCATTTTAATAATTAATATAATAAGGAGAAGGAACTATGAGCAATTTGCAAATAGAAACAATAACACCATCAGTAGCTAAAACCTACTTAGGTAAGAACTATAATAACCGTAACCTAGCTAAGAACC